TGAGCCTAGAAAGGTTTAAAGAGGCTCTCTCAGTTCACTCACGCCTTACCACTGAGATTTTGCGGGCAACGCAACCAAATGTCAAGTCTTTTTTCGCTCGCGTTTACTCGTCTCGGACACTAAATTACCTTTAGAGCCACGTTTGAATGATCTGTTAGCACTTGCTGACTGAACGCGCACACCATCAGAGTTATGGCCCCCTTTGGATAGCGCTTTTACGTGAGCAATGTCTTTTCCTTCGCGCTTGTCGGCCTTACCGTTGCCGTTCTTATCAGCCCCAGTCTTGTCCATAGCGCGTCGCGCCCGTTGGCGTTCCATGCGATCAGCTAGCTCACCACGGGCTTTCTGCTGCTCGTATTCTTTCTTGTACGGTCTTGGCTTATTTACATATGGCATATCATCGCTCTTTCTGAAATTCGCAAGTGCGTACGGGGCACCATCCACACAGCGGCGTTGGGTTTGCAGGCCAGCTACCATTTTCGTGGGAAAGTCGCAATCTTTCAAGGTTCCAGTAAAAATCTTTCCAGTATTCGTCAACCTTTTCACGCTCGTACTCGGACGTGACGAAATGCTCGTGTGCAACAAACAGCAAGCCAGCCTTGATGTGCTGGAGCTGCGGGAAGTGCGCGAATGACATTAACGCCATCAGCTGTAATTGCTTTGGGTCAGGGTAGCGGTTGCTCCCTGTCTTGTAGTCAACGATAAAGCCTTGTTCTTCGTCAATAACTAACAGATCAACGATACCCCGTACCCAGTAATCATGGGCGCCGAACTCGCAGGGGTTACGTTCAAAGTCCAGAGCCATGCGGTATTCTGGATACTTTTGACCATACATATCCCGCAGAGGGTCTAGCTGTCTTTTGTACCGTTCGTAGTTCTTTGCCAGCGGAGTGCCGTCCTTGACATAGTTTTCCAGCGCAGAGTGAACCTCTGTCCCATACAGCATTTGCTGTGTTGGTTTCTTGGAGAAACGCTTGAGAACCTTGACCTCGTTGTACTGCTTGGGGCAGTTGGCGTAGTCCTTTAGGCCAGAGTAAGACCACTTGATTTCAGCAGGATTCATAGATCAGTTCTTTGCTTTTTAGAGCCTGTTGAAGTCACGATGTTAAGCCTTTTTGGGTTAAACCCTGTATGTTCTTCCCAAAATGACGCGCCTCTTAGAATCATGTACTCTCGTCGGTCGCACAATATCAATGAGCCAACATTCATGCGACCACCAAAGATATTTAAAGCGCGTAGTGAATCGAGATTAACTGGCCCACCTATATACGATGCTGATGGAGATTTATCTGTCTGAAACGGCCCGATGAATACTGGCATGTTTAGATCACGTGAGTACGCTACTGCCTGTTCTAGATGGTCTGCAAGAGTTGTTGCATGTAAACCTCCAGCGTAGTGCTTACTTAGATGGCGCTTGACTTCAACACCAAATTTAAACTCACGGTCTTCATGAGTTCCTGTTACTACATAGTCAATTGCCTTACCGCTTGAGGTGCGTACTTCTTGTTCGTATTGCCAACCATGTCTATCAAAAAAAGATTTAACCAGCGAAGAAGCGGCTTTCTCTGTCGCATAGTCAGCACCAAAAATCGCGGCTTCCCTTTTCCGTCTACTCTCGTAACTTTCAGTGCTTTTGGGGATATACCTAAGTGAGTTTATGTTAAATGTCATTAGCAATCTCCGTAGGTTGCGCCAACCTTCGCTTCACACGCGACTGGCAATCCTTGCGCCCAATCAGGCGGGGCTGACATCACGCTCGTTACAAACTCCACAGCATCATCAACCTCTTCTTCAGGCGCAATAACAACTGCGGCGTCATGCACAGTTAGGGCAACTCTATACTTGTGATTTATCTCGCACATCTGCGTACCCACGATGATTCGCGCTAGGGCTTGCACTACGTTCTCAACAACAGCACCGCCCCAAATTGAGACTTCACCCTTGCGTGAATCGTAAACAATCTGCATCTTGCCGTCTTTGTCCGCACGTCGCAAGTTAGGGTATCGGATACGAAAGCCGTTAGGCAAGATGATGCCTTGCTTGTCATAGTGAACACAACTATGTTCGCCAAACTGGATTGGCTTGGGAATCTTCTCGTCAATCATGTTCCTGAGCATGTTGTCGGCTTCTCTCCAAAGCGCGATGATTTCGCTATTGCTGTCTCTATATACATTCACAATGCGCTTGCATTCGTCTTCATCTAGTTTCACACTGACTGGTTGAGAGGTAGCAAGTGTGTGCTGTAACTTCAATGCCCCAGTACCGTAACCTAACCCAAGAATACATGTCTTGCCCACAAACCGTTCGGTAGGGTCGGCTTTAGTAACCTTGCGCCCATATACATTCGATGCAAATATGGAATAAACATCTTCACCGTCAGCAAACTGCTTGACAACATCCTCTTGTCCAGCAAGCCACGCAAGCACCCTCGCTTCGATTTGCGATGAGTCTGAGTTAATCACTATGTAGCCGTCAGGCGGAACGATGGCTTTCTTTAGTGCTTTCTTCTTGGGGTCACGGCTAGGTAGGTTTTGGAAATTCACCTTGTCAGTGCCAGACCAACGCCCTGTGTGTGCGCCGTAATACTTTAATGGGATAGGCAGTGCGCCACGATTACGTTTTCCTATATCCATGAAACGCTCGATACGCTTCTCTTCTAAGGTTGACTTCGTGCCTAGTCGCACAGCGCAGAGTTGTTGAATAAAGGGGTCATCATGCTCAGTTAGGGCGATGAAGCCTTCATCCTTTTTTGCTAGTGCGGGGATTTGTTTGCCAGTCGTCACGCTTGTTTTGTACGGCACCTCTACGCCGAAACCAGTTATTACCTCTGCAAACTTTTTATTGCTAGAGAGTTTCTCACGCACTTCCTCTTCAGATGCGCAAGACAATTTCTCCATCAACCCTTGCAGTAGTTGTTGCTTCTCGCTCTGTAACTCTGTTAGACGTTCTTGTAGTGTTGACTGCTCGACATACAGAACAGGTTCTGTAAACATCTTCAGCGTCATGTCAATCAATCTTAGTTCTTCCTGGGGAAACGAAGGGAGCATCAATAAAAATAACTTGTATGTAAGGTCAACGTCGTTGACACAGTAGTCACCGTAAAGAGATAACTCCTCTGCGGTAAAGTCAGTGCGTTGTTTGTTGATTGCTTTGACTACCTCGTCGCCTTTGACTCCGACGTTGTAGCGCGTAGCGAGTTTAGCGAGTGAACCGCCAACCTCTACGCCATGAAGTGCGCGCGCCATGCAGAGAGTATCTGCAAGCGCCATAGGTTTAATACCAAAATGCCATGCCAATATCGCGCCGTCAAAAAGCGCGTTGTGTGCTAGTACGATGCTTTCTTCCCAGTTAAACTGGGCAAGCCACTTACGTGTCGATTCACGATCCCCTGAAAACCAATTCGGGGAACCGTCGTTTACCTGTACAGATACACCAATTACTTCAAACCTAGGGTCACGGATATATTCTTCCGTTGTTTGTGTTCTAAACCCTAGGTCTTTATCAGTGTAGTAAGTCTCAAAGTCAAGTGTTATTAGAGACACTAGCGATGGCTCGGTTTAGATACCAACGCGCTTTGCATAGGTCTTCATACTTGTTACCTTTGTGGTCGGCACGCGCAATGTATTTAACAACATTACCTAGGTTGTACCCAAGTCCTTTTGCTTCGATAAAGTCTATCACTTCCATTCCACCAACTTTGTAATGCGCGGGGCTATCAACCATGTCAGTGTGATGCGTAGTAACAATATCTGCGCCTTGCATAAGTGCTTTGCCTGTGATTGGATGGCGTCGGTATCCTTTCGTCTGTTGATACGCTAACTCTGCCATGTTATCAAATTTTGTCCGTGTGACTGGCGGTAAAGGCGCTTTAGTACCCTCATATGTTTTCTTAGCCTTGTGAACCAAGTTATACACGTAGCCTGTGGTGACGCCAAAATGTTCTGCTATTTGTTTGGCTTTTGCTTTGGGGTGTTCTGCGACATACGCAAGAATGTTTTTTGTTTTGTCTGATGCTTTACGCATTTTATTTATCCGTTAAATTAAAAGGGGGCTTGTTCAAGTTGGGGTGATGTTTGATGTTTCAATAGTTTTTTATGTAGCCTTTCTAAAATTTTTCCGTCTACTCGCTCGAACGGATTCCAATTGCTCGCGCATATTTTTAAGATGATTTCTTCTTTCTTCATCAATTGTCTCTTGCGGGATAAAGACTTCTTGGGTTGTAAATCGGTGTTCGTTTCCACATTCTCTCCTTCGTGTATGCCCAAATGTGGGCGATTCTCTTGTTGTTTTAACAGATGACCATGAGCCACAAACAGGGCATTTCATATTAGTTAACAGTTAACAGTTAACAGTGTTGTATACGATTCACTAGGAAGTTTATTAGGTGTTACACCTTATAAGACAGAACTTCGTGCTACAAAATACGAAGTTGCTGTTAGTATAACAGGCTTGTTAGCATCAAACGTAACTGCGGCACAAAATGCCAATATTA